AGAACATAAAATTAACTATAAGCCCTTAGAAGTAATGAGAGGTTCAACTTTTCATAATTCGTATATGATTTTAGACGAAGCACAAAATTGTACATATGACCAAATCAAAATGTTTGTTAGTAGAATGGGACATAACTCTAAAGTCTTAATCAACGGCGACACAAACCAAACAGACCTAAAAAGAAATAGTGGTTTGGAAATGTGTATGGACAAGTTATCTGGAATTGATGGGGTAGCTATTTGTAAACTGAGTTACTCTGATATTCAAAGAAATGGTATAATCGGAAAAATTCTAAATGCACTGGAGAATTAAATGCCACTGTACGATTATGAATGTAAGAACTGTGAACACATAGTAGAAGATGCTTATCAAAGTATATTTGAAGATCCTCTTGTAGAGTGTCCTAATTGTAAAGAAGATCAGCTTTGTCGCATTATAACGGGAGGAATACATGTTTTTGTAAAAGGTTCTAGCACACCCGTAGATATTAGACGCGAAGAAATCATTCCAAAAAAAGAAGAATCAAAGAAACAATGGTATCATAACCATGGGTCTGCGTCATCCAAAGAGATAAATCAAATGACAAAAAAACAAAAAGCTAAGTATATCATGGAGAATAAAACATGAGATATGTAGATGATACGCATCGAGATCAAATAGACACACTTGAAATTTTATTTAACAAAGATGGTCAAATCTCAACTGAAACAAGAGAAAATAAATATGCTAAAATTGTTGAAAAAAACAGCAAAGACACTTATTATATAAGAACGCACTTAAACGTTCCTTATGATCCATTAGGCCCATATGGTCACCGAGAAAACTACCTCGAAACAAAAATGAAAAAAGTTTCCAAAAACACTTTTGACTTTTATGTTATGTATCTTAAGACGAACAATTCACTTTATTTAACTAGAGCTTCAAGGGGATTTTTAAATGACTAAAAAAGGACCACTAAGTAAAGCCGAAAAATTTTATATTCAAAATAAATACGAAGACTCTGATTTAGAATCTATGTGTAAAGATCTGGATAGGGCTAAAAGTATTGTTAAAACCCATATCGAAAAATGTAAAAAAACAGATAAGAAAACATCCACCAATGACATATCGTCTCAATTTGCTAGTAACGATAAGGGTTCTATTGTAATGACACCCAACGCCTCTGAAAGAGGAGATGCATTCGTTGGTAAACGATCAGAAACATCCAGACAGAATAAATGTGTAACAAGGATTAAAGATGTATAATATTGACAAGTGGCGAGAAGCTATAACAACTCATAGTCGAAGCACTAGATGGATAAAGTGTAAACTTACAAATGGAGAGGAAATATTTACCGATCACAAAGGTTGGCTTGATATAAAAACAAAATGTGACTCAGAGTCACTATTCTTAACAGAATGGAGCTTGCAATTTAAGTCACATGAAGTTACAATAGATATCGATGAAGATGCTGAAGGTGTATATTTTGCTAGATCAATAATGGGCAGAATGGGAGGAAAATCCTTACAATACTACACCACAGGAATTCTAAAAGACAACATGGTTCACAAAAAAATGTGGTTAATCCCCGAATTAATCGTAGACAGGACTGCGGTTAGTTGTGTAGAAGAATGCTTCACAGAAACACTGATATATAATAATGCAAAAAAGAAAAAGAACAGCTAAGAGCAAATACAAACATCAGACGACGGGGGACTACTGCACATGTGCTGCTTATGTAGCAGAAATAATGTGTATCAGAAACGCCGAGTTCAAAAACAAAGGCTCGCTCCCACATAAGTTCTGGAACAAAAAACCCTGGAATTGGACATTTAAGCGTCAGTTAATAATTGCCAGGGGTTTACTTAAAAAGTATGATGAAACAGTTTTAGTAAAAGCCATTCATGCTCCAGAGTGTAATAAGATCTTCTCTTTGAATAATCAGAGAATGAAAACAGCTATTAAAAAGTACCAAAGAATTTTTGAAAAAGAATCTAAAACCCATGAAGACCTAGAAGTAAAGCAAAACGCTCAACATAGAAAAAAAACATACGGCAAACAATCAAAGCTCAATAAACTTAGGAGTTTAAATTTAGATGGCAAAAAAAATGAAGATTAAGTTTGAAGATGACTCTGTTAGCAATCACATAAATACTAAATATGGAAACATAATTGAAACCGGAAGTAAAGTTTTAAGAGACATTCAAGGATATGAAACTATTGGGATTTCTCCAGCCTTAGACATTGCTTTGGGTGGAGGATTACGAGAAGGAAGTTGTGTGGTCATGACTGGTGATCCTAAAACAGGAAAAACTACAACAGCTCTATACTTTGCGGCTAAAGCACAAAAACTAGGAAAAAATGTATATTACCTTAATACAGAAGGTAGGTTGACTAAAGAAAATTTTCATGGGATTCAAGGACTAGATGCAGATAAAATAAAAATCATTCAAGCAACAGATGAACAACCCATAGTATCTGCGGAAATGTATTTAAACACTCTAGAAGCTCACATCAAGGGCACTCCAGACCTAGTTGCTATCGTTGATTCTACATCGAGCATGGTGCCACAAGACGAACTGGACGGGGAGATCAGAACCGGAGTAAGGAATGCTTTGCCAAGATTATTGTCCATGTTCTTTAAAAGAATAAGTGGCGATGTAGCTAGAAATAAAGCTATTATAATTTTTATAACACATAACATTGCTAATACAGGTGGATCTCGTTTTGCACCTGCGAAAATGGCAGATTGTGGTAATATGCTTCAATACCAATCTGGAACTACCATGGTAATTACTCACAGGGGTAAATGGGAAGTTCCTAAAGAAAGCGGAAACCATGTAGGTCAAATAGCAAACTGGATAGTTAAAACATCTGCCGCAGGTGGTAGACCAAACAGCACAGCAGCTAGCTGGATACGTTATGGAATTGGAGTAGATGAAGCTCAAGAAATAGCACAGATAGCTAGTGAATTTAGCATGATAAAAAGAAGTGGAGCATGGTATGATATAACCGTGGCTGTAGAGCACAAAAATGACCCTGTAATTAAAGCTTTTTTAGTAGATAACGAAATAGATCCAGAAAATGACGAGGCAGTAACTAAGGCATTCAAGTTCCAAGGAATGCAAAATGTAACAGACTTTCTAACAGAAAATGAAGATATTACACAATTTATATATCAACAAATTAAAGAAATTCTACTATAGTAAAAATGAAGGTAATAGGACTTAACTACAGAGAGTATCACCTAGATCTGAAGAAATATATAGTTAGGGCCGACGACAAAACGAAAAAATCTAAGTACCATTTACTTGCACGTAAACTAATTAAAGAAACGTTTAATGGACACACAATCCTAGAAGAAGTAAAACTTCCCGGTTCAAGTGACCCTAGTAAAAAATCAGCTTTATTCCTTGACTTTTTCATCCCAGGTGTTACAATGGGGATAGAGGTTCACGGTCAACAACACTATGAATATTCACAGTTTTTTCACAAAACAAAAGCTGGCTATTATCAGTCCCTAAAAAGAGACCAAACAAAACAAGAATGGTGCGAAATAAACGGAATTAATCTTATTGTACTAAAATACTCAGACGATATTGAAAAATGGAGAGATCAAATTGAATGCTTCTGAAAGATTGAAGGAATTTACTCAAGGAATTCAAAATTATATTGATTGTAAGAATTTAGGACCGCCAAAGTTTACAGCAGAACATGTTTTGCCAGAAATGTATACTACTGAAAATCTAGAAAAACTTACGCAAGACGAATGTTTTAATGGTGCATTTATGCTTCATCAATACGCAGACTACATTAGTTCAGAAAAAGCATCTCAAGAAGTCGTAATAAAGTGGTGTGAAAAAGCTTTAAACACTATAATATCTACAGAGACTGAAGACATGTCTCAATATACTAAGTACGAAATGAAAGTGGCACATGTTTTAAAAACTCACGACCTAGCCAAGAAAATAGATGAATGGAAAAGTGTTGCAGAAGGAAGAATAACAGCAATTGGTAACAAAGAATACAGCGTTAGAAAAAAAGCAGATTGCCTAATGGAAAAAGGAAAGAAAAAATGAGTAATAATTTCAAAAACTTTTTAAATGATCTTTCTGAAGAACAGCTTCACACACTAAAACAATTACTTAATGAGGAAAACTTACATGACCAGGATACAACGTCAACGAAAAAAGACCAAAAGACTACTGAGAAAACAGAAAAAAAACAACAACAAACTCAACAAAGAACAAAGAATCATCAAAAAGAAAAGACAACTAAAAAAACAACAACTAATGTTAACAAGAAAACCACAGTCAACAAAGATTTCACAGTAACACGTAATGTTACTCCAACAGACAGAAAGGTTCCAGTGCGATACAGAAAAAATGAATGGCAAGACGTGGGAGAAAATCAAGATATTGATACTCCTAGTTTTGAAAAAACTCCTAGAAATAGAAATAAACCAAAAAAACAAAAGGTAGAATGTCACGTTTGTGGTAAAGAGTTTTCTATTAATTCAAGTCTTGTGTACGGTGAATATCAC